GCTACCCCCAAGCGGCCCAAGCCGTGCATTGGTTGCTGAATGAACGTAAGTGCATTGTCGGAATGTCGGCTTCCTGCTCGTTACCGGCCGCACGAAAATCGAGAGCGCCATAGTCGGCTCAGGGTCGATTGCTGCCTGTCGCAAATCGATCGCACAGCATAGCTACTCCGTGGATTTGGTGCGTCGCCACACGTCGATTCAATATCAATCATGGAAATCGGATACCCGGAAATTGACCAGCTTGCTCATATTTTCACCAGCTTGCAGCCGAACAATGTGGGCGTAGGTTTCAGCCCAAGCGCGCGGCTGAATTCGTCGGTGTAGCGTTGTGCGTCGGACTGCTGGCGCGGGTACGCGGAGTCGGGCCTGGCGGTGCGCCGGTCGATGCGGCTGGGTTTGGGTACTGGGGTGTTCATTCCAGTTCGCCCGGCTGGGTGACATGGCCGAAGAGCGCGCCCTGGTCGTTGAAGAGGTCGGCCTGGTCGACCGTGATCTTGCGTCCTGTCGGTGCTGGAGGGGTGATCTCCTCCACCGGCGCGGCCGCCTCGAGGTCCTTGAGCGTGTAGGTCGTAAGAAGGTCTGTCATGCGATCTCGCCTTGTGCAACCACTTTCTGGATTTCGCGCTCGATCAGCTTCAGGTGCTTTCCGATAAGCCCGATCTGGGTTGCGACGATGCCGGCGCGGTGTGGGTTGATCTTCTGCAGGACGACGACTTCACCGTCCTTGAACCCGCTCGAGACGAGCTTCACGATTTGCTCGATCTTCGACTCGAACGCAGACAGCGCCTTGGCTTCGGTGGCCGAGACTTTCTTTTCCTCGAAAAAGCCGCCCTGATTGGCTGCGGCGAGGAGCGCGTCCGCGGCGGCGCGCAGCTTGGCGTAAGTGTCGCAGCGGCCGGAGTCGATCAGGCCGAAAAGGGTGTCCTGGTCGTGCGGGTCGAGCCTGGCCAGCTCTGTGCCCTGAGACGGTGATAGGTGGCCTTTTTCGAGCAGGTCCAGGTAGGGCGGGTTCAGGCGTAACAGCGCCGTGCGCTCGGTGATGCGCCAGGCCTGCTTGAGGCCGAGGCGCTGCGCCAGCTCTTCGGCGGTGACCCCGGTGTCGAGGACGCGCTGGAACGCCCGACCTTCCTCAAGTGGCGTGATGTCGGCGCGCTGCAGGTTTTCGACGATAGCCAGGATGTCGCGCTCAGCGTCGGTGGTGTCGATCAGGTTGGCGTCGATCGTCTTGATGCCGCCCAGGACATGCGCCCGCCAGCGCCGCTCGCCGGCGACGATTTGGTATTGAGGCATGGGGTTGCGATCCTCGCCTACGAGAGCGTGGCGCGGGTAAGGCGCGACAGCGCGGACGGTGATCGGCTGGATGAGGCCGTTTTGCTTGATGGAGGCGGCGAGTTCGGCTAGCGCCTCTGGATCGAAGCGTTTGCGCGGCTGGTCCGGATTCGGAAAACAGGATGCGGTGGTGAGTTTCATGATTGCACCGCGGCGGCTGCGTTGATGCCGTCAAGCCAGTCCTGTTTCCAGCAGTGCTCGGAAGCGTTAGCCCACACTGGCGCTGTGCCGTGATCGCGAACCTCCCGCACGCGCTTCATGGTCAGATTCATGGTGGAAGCAAGGGCGCGAATTGTCACGCCCTGCTTGCGCATTTTGCGCCGGATGATTTGAGCGAATACGCCGCTCGTACGTTGGTTTACACTTGCTGCAGCCATTTCGTACTCCTATTTAGTTCGGTTTGGTTAGAAGCCAGGGAAGGCTGGAACCGACCCTGGTTTCGTTTTTCAGGCGGCGGGATGCCAGGCGCCAATCTCCGGCACGTCCAGGCCGAGCGTGGTCTTGAACCACTCAGCGACCATGTGCCGGTGGCAGTACGTCTTACCCGCGGCGATGTCCTTCACGCTTTCGTAGCAGAGCAAGATCGGTTCAGCGCCGGCGGCCAGGTTGAGGAGGTCGCCCACCACCGCCGCGGCGTCGAGCTCCGCGAGCTGCGCGAAGTAGAGTTCGCGGTACGTCTCCTCGGGCACGCTGTTGAACCAGGCCCCGGGCGCGAGCGGCTTATAGATGCGATAGCCGGCGGTCATGCCGCGCGGGGCGAAGCGGGCGATCGATATCCGGCCGGGGCCGGTGTAGGAATAGAAGCTGGCCGTTTTCATGCTGCCACCTTGGCGCCGTCGCGCTCGAGTGCCTCGCCGACGTCCACGAAGAGCTTGCCCAGATATTCGCAGCAGTCGCCGCCGTCGATTGAATCGTCGGAGCCGAAGCCCATGCCTTCGAGCTCGTCGCGCACTGATTCGAGAAGGGCCTGGCAGTTTCCCTGGCTTGACGCCTCGGCGCCGGCGGGCGTGACCGATACCTCGTCGATCGTCGCGATTTCGATAGTCGCGTATTCAGCGTGCTCCAAAAACGCCTCTTGGAGCGCGATGGCGTGATGTTCGTCTCGTGCTGCGATCACTGCCTTTTCGCAGCCGTCGATAAACACGACGTTGAACGCTTCGGTGCCATCTGTCATCTTCGTTTTGACGATGCTCGTTTCCATGTTCGGTTCCTTTTTGCTTTGCGGATAATTGGGAAAGTCGTTTCGGGTCCACCGAAGCGGCCGCGGCGGTTCGATTCCGCCGGTCCGCTCCAGTTTTGGGTTACGCGATCAGTTCGCGGGCGACCGTGAAAGCGCGGTCTTTGAGGTTGGCGCCTTCGCCGAACCATGCGGCATCGAGCGCCGAGTCGCGCTGCTTGCCACGCTCGTGGTCGACGTACTCGGTGACACTGTTGACCATTCCCCAGAGGGATTGGCCGACCAGCTCTGAGCCGACAGCGGATCCGTCGAACAGCGCCAGGACGCGCTTGTAGGCCTTGGACTTGCGGGTCTTCTCCGGGGCCTCCAGCGTTTCCACGTCGCACTTGAACACGTCCAGCAGGTAGGAGTCCGCGGCCTGGGCGTCAAGCGGTGTGGCTGCCATGCGGCGGGTCTGGAGCAGGAACTCGTCCCAGCCCGAGACCGCGATCGTCAGTTGATCGCGCACCGCCTTGGCGTCGAACTTGGACAGGTGCGGGATCTTGACCTTCTGCTCACCGTTGCCGATCGCAGCCGAGAGCGTGTTGTTGCAGACGACCCGGACGCTGGTGAACTGCGCCGTGGTGGCCATGCTGGCGTCGTAGCTGGTAGCGAGCAGCAGGTACGGCTTGATCATGTCGCCGTCAACGATCTTGGCTTCCTCGCCGACTCGCGCGAGCGCCCAGATCCGCTTGCCGCCGCGCAGTGCACCTGCGGTTTCAAGCTCGAAGCCGCCGGCGCGCACGAGCTCGTCGAAGAACCCGAGCACTTCGCCCGGTTGGACGGTGTTGTACCACTTGGAGACGACCGAGAGCGGCGCCCGCGTATCGCTGCGAAGCAGGATCTTGGTATCGGGGAACTCCCGCACCAGTGCCTGATCGCGGAAGAGCACTTCGGTTTCGGCGACTTCCCATGCGAGCCCGGCAGCGGTGCGCCAGGTTTCCATGTCGGCGCCGGGCGCGAGTTTCGAGCCCAGGCCGTGCCACGGGGTTTGTCCGACGAACGCCATATTCTGGCGGTTGTTGCTTGTATCAATTTCTGCTGCCATTTGGAGCTCCTGATAGTTGGTAAGGGGTTGCCCGGGGGTTAGCCTGGGGTGTTCCGGCGCTGTCTAGGAAAGCTGCCGAGGCTGCGCGCTTGAGCCGATCGGGCGGTTGAAGTTGACCTTGTCCGCTGCGGAGCGGCCTTGATTGAATCCTTGGCTGCCGAACTTCGTGCTTTGGTGGCGGACCTTCTGCTTGCCGAATTCCGCATCGCGGAGCGCCAGCTTGTTCTGCACCACCATGAGGGCGGTACCCGCTGTCGTGACTGCCGCTTTCATCGCCACGTCACGCTCTGTGCGCAGCACCGTCATGCGCTCGCACAGGCGCAAGGCGTAGGCCTTGCGGAAGGTTTCCCGGTGCCGGCCGGCGACCGATTTGGATTCCGAGTAGCCGTGGTCGCGCAGCATCTTGAAGAGCCAACCGGCGTATTCGATATCGGTCTCGTCGCCTTCGAACTTCATGCAGCGCTGAAACTCCGGATGGTCCATCCAGGATGCCCTGCAGTCGGTGAAGCGGCCGACGCCAACGCCCAGGAATCCCATCCACATCGGGGACCAGTTGCACGGCTTGGCTTTTTCGCCGACCGGGATAATGACGCTGCGCCACTGGTACACGGTCTGCTTGCCGGTGCTGGCCTCGAGGTCGGCCACGTCGATGTTGTGCTGACGCATGAGCCTTTCGGCCATCCTCATCGCGGTTTCGGCTTCGTGCTCGTTGCTGCGCTCGTGGGTCGCCATCGCGAGGAGCTTGCTGATTCTGTCGCGGACGTCGCTCATAGCAGTCCCCTTTCGGCCATTGACAGGGATTGATCGGCGGCGATGATGAAGTGGTCGAGCACTTTTACATCGACCAAGGCGAGGGTCTGCTTGAGGTTTGCGGTGAGCAGCTGGTCAGCGTGCGAGGGCTCGGCCACGCCGCTTGGGTGGTTATGCGCCAGGATCACGGCCGCGCAGTTGTGATGCAGCGCTGCCTTGACGACTTCGCGCGGGTAGACCGACGTTTGCGTGAGCGTCCCTCGAAATAGCTCGTCTACCGCTATGACGCGATTTTGAGCGTCGAGGAACACACACACGAACACTTCGTGCGTTTTGTCGGTCAATGTCAGTTTCAGGTAGTCACGGACTAAGCTCGGCGAATTGAGCGACGCGCGCTTCAAGCCGAAGCGGTGATTGATGATGCCGACGGCCATGCGGATAACGTCCTCATCCGACAGGGAGGCGCCCGTGTCTTGATTCAGGACTTTGGTGTTCATGCTTGCACCGGGTCGGTTTGCGAAACATGGAAAACGGTAACTCCGCGCGGGTGCCGGCCAATCGATTCGGCTACGCCGGACTCGTTCTTCTTGGTCATTGAGACAAAGGTGCAGACCTTGACGCCGTGCTCACCGCGGCGCACTTGCCGGCCGAGGGCCAGCCAGGCGTTATAGGTGAGGACGTTGACGCGCGGCTCGATTTCTGCGGCCGGGATTCCTTTGGACTCGAACCCCTCGAAGATCGCGCTGAAGTTGGCGGTGCTGCTGCTGGTGCGCGCCCGTTGGAGCGCTTCGGTTTGAGCTACACTTTGAACAGCCATTTGGAACTCCCATAAAGTTTCACTTGGTTAGAAGCCCCGGTCGGTCCTAAGCCGTCCGGGGTTTCGCTTTGCCAGCTACCGGCTGGCGCGGGTATTCCGACGCCCTCGCTTACGCAAGGACGCGGGAATAGGCGGCACGTCGAGCGCCGCCATTTTCTAAGGGTGGGTGTTTCCGGGTGTCCCCCGCTTGGCCTGATGTTCTAGGTCGTTTGCGTCCGGGTGCTTTGAACCTCGGGCGGCGGGTCGGGCCGGCTCGGTTTCGGTGATCTGAAACCTTAATAGAAGTATAGCAAATATACGCGCATAATCAATATGTTACGCGTGTTTTTTGCACAAATATAGTCCCCTCGCCAGGGTCTTACTGGCATGATTTTTAACCTGGAAAGTCAGGCCAAATGTTCATCGGCGCCGTCCCTAAAGAAGTCGTCGGCCAGGTGCTCGCCACCGTGCCATTTGATGAGTGGGGCAACGTGTATGTGGGCTGCTCGGGGAGCTTCCGCTTTGACCGCGCGGTGAAGATGCGCCACCCGGGATGCCGGGTGTATTCGAACGACGTGTCGCTCTTGACCTGCAGCATCGGCGCGCTGGCCATGGGCCGCGAGTTTCCGATCACGTTCAAGGGCGCGCTCGATTTCGTCGAGCCCGCGATCGATGGCCTTGGCTTCCGCGGGCGCGTCGCGGCCGTGATGGTGGCCTGCGCCATGGGCCAGTTCACCGGAAAGAACGAGTACGCCCAGGTGCACTACCGCCACTATCGCGAGCACTTCAGGATGTTCGTCGACCAGGCGCTGCCGAAGCTCGCGGCGTTGGTCGCCGAGATCAAGATCGAGGACTACTTCGCCGGGGACTTCCTGGAGCAGGCCGACCGGGCAGAGAAAAGCGGCGGCGGTGTGGCGGCATTCGCGCCGACCTACAAGGGCGGCTATGAGCGCATCTACCGGCTGGTGAACGACAACACCGACTGGCCGGCGCCGAAGTATGGCATCTGGAATCCGGATTCGCTGCCAGGGTTCGTCGCGTCGCTCGAGCAGCGGAAGATTCCGTACTGCGTGATCTCGGACCAGTTGCTGGCCGATCGTGCGCCGACGACTGAATGGCGCGGATCTAACAAGCCCGTCTACACGTATTCGAGCAACCACGCCGCATCGTTGCGGCGCCGGCTGCCGGCCGAGGTGCAGTTCAAATACGTGGCGGTGGATCCTGCCGCGGTTACGGCCGAGAGCAAGGTGTCGGTGTGTGTGGCCGACAACAAGCGCATGACGTATCTGAAAAACGTCTATCTCTCGAAGGGCATCGAGCACACGACGGGCCAGATTAACTACCTGGTGCTGATCGACGGCGCGCTCGCTGGCGGCTTTGCCTATGCGCAGAGCCGGTTCGGTGACAAGACGCGTGAGTTGTACCTGCTATGCGATTTCGCGATCGCGGGCGAACGCAAGCTCTCGAAGCTGATCGCGATGATGGCCACGTGCCGCGACGTGATCCAGCCGATCAACCGGCAGCTCCTCATCAAGGTCGAGCGGATCCTCACGACGGCCTTCACGACGAAGCCGGTATCCATGAAATATCGTGGCGTGTTCGAACTGAAGGCGCGCGCCGCGGATCATCTTCAATACGTTGCGGCTGTCCGCGAGCAGTCTTGCCAGGAGGTCTTCGATGAGTGGTACGGAAAATTTGCTGGAGCAGCTCGAAACAAAGCTGGCCAGGGTGAAGCTGCGCGATCTCAAGCTCCTCGAGAAGAACGCGCGGTACATGACGCCGCAGGAGTTTAGCCAGCTCGTCGCCAACATCAAGGCCGACGGAAAGCTCCTGGGGCTGCCGGTGGTCTACCGCGGCGAAGTGCTGAGCGGAAATCACCGCGTGCGCGCCGCGACCAAGGCCGGGATCGAGGAGGCCGACGTGCTGGACGTTCTGACCGAACTCACCGAGGAGCGCCGCCTGGCGATCCAGTTGTCGCAGAACGCGATCAACGGCAAGGATGATCCGAACATCCTGGCGCAGCTCTACACCAGCATGAAGTCGCTGGAGTGGAAAAAGTACAGCGGGGTCACCGATGACGCCTTCAAGTGCACCGACGAGAAGCTCTCGGCGCTCGGAATCACGCGGCCGAAGTACGAGGAGCTGACGATCGTCTTTCTGCCAGAGGAAAAAACCGCTTTCATCGATTTCGTCGCGCGCTTAGAGAAAAGCAAAAAGGCCGAGGTCCTGGTCGGTGAGCTCGGGACGTTCAACGCGCTCTTCGACGCGATCGTGCGCGTCAAGCAGGAAAAGAAAGTGATCAACAACGCGGTGGCGCTGCGGCTGCTCGCAGAGCTCGCGGTGAGCGCGCTCGACGCGGAGAAAGTCTTGCCAGAAGCGACCGCGACGACGGCGCGCAAAGTCGCATGAAATATTGGGCATGCGATTTCCGCGATAGATATCGGATCGCCATTCCGCAACGCACAAAATTCGCGGAGCAGTTACGCGGTTGCGATCACTCTGCGACGGGCAGCTGTCGACCTTCAACGGACTGTGGGGTACTGGTTCAGTCAGAAGTGAAGTTTGTTACAAATGAAAGATAGGAGTTCTATATGATAACTAAAGAGCAGATCGCAACAACAGTTTGTGAGGCACTAAAGATTGCGGCCTCTGACCCAGCAGTTGGAACCGGAGAAAGTTTGGAGCCGCTAGCGCGCAACCTAGTAAAGGCGTTGCGCGCCGCAGATAAGGATATTAGTTCGGCTGTTTCTTCGCGTACGCCATCAACCCGGCGTGCAAAGCGATGATATAGTCCGCAATTCTCGTGCCGTGCGCTGCGTCTGGAGTAAGCGGGGTTGTTAGATTTGGCTGGTTTTCGATGACTTTATAGAGCCACGTTGTGGCCGTCATCCATGCTACTTCATCAGTAATCATAGGAGCCTCCTGTAAGGATGCTGGTTGAGGGACTTGTATCCTAGCACGCAGGAGGCTCCTAGCCGACATTGAACCAGCGGTGCTACTCCAAACCGGTCACCCAAGACCGATTCTTCATTCGCTGCTTAATTTTGGCCGTTGTGCAGCGGTTGCGGCCATTCAACGGTAGGTTCGATCCGTGGCCGTCTCCCCCGACCAAGGCAAAACTGGGCACTACTGGCTGATTAAGGTCAAGCGCGTTTAACGTGGAGGTGTGCGGCGCGCCGCGTGTTCGGAGATCGAACATGTATCGCCTGTTGCTCTTGGCGCGTCCGGCACCACCGCCAAGTTAGGCATCTTCTTCCTCTTCTTCGTCCTCGCCGACCGCACGATCCCACCATTGGTAATACTTAGTGGCCTCGCCCCATTTTCCGCGCTGCAAGTTGAGGCGGGGCTCACCTATAGCTACAGCCACAGCTTCAAGAATGTTTAGCGCGGCTTCCAACGTTTGGCTCACCGCAGCTGTATCTGTGGAAAGCTGATTCGCCTTTGTGACCCATTGAGTGCCAAACCAGGAGAAACGATTCCATCGCTCGGAGAGGTGATCGGACTTGTGTGCTTTCAGCCTTTTGAAAAGGCGGTCTGTTCCAGCGCCGGTTTGACCCAGGTAGACCAACTCATAGTCGGCATAAAGCGCATAGATTCCGCGTTGCTCTCTGAAATCAACGGCACGCGCTTTTGGACTGCGGCTCGCTGCCCCGAAGAGAGTTCCTGCAACTTTCGGCCGTCCCCAAAAGACGCGATCAATTCTCCAATGCAGTCCGTAGCTCTGAATCATCGCGATATTCCTTAGAGGCCTAACGTCTTGGTCTGTGGCGCGTCCGCGCAGACATTAGCACTCGCGCGGTGCTGATAGCGCGTCCACAGCACCTAAAGTTAAACGCCGAATAACTCACGCGCGCGATTACCAAAAAGGTACTTCTGGAATTCGTAGACATGCGAGAGCTCGTTTGGCTTCGTCGGGCGGGCCGTGGGATCGGTGTACATGTGGAGGTGGTATTTGCCTTTTCCTTTGCCTTTGCCTTCCGGGTGCTGCTGAGCTAGAGATAGAATTTCCTCCGACTTGAACATCCACAGGCGCTGTTCTGAGAGATCGACCAGAGCAACGAGTTGCGAACGCATTTCGTCTTTGATCCACCAATCAAGGATGCTCTTGCCTTTGCCACCGGCCGGCTTTGGCTGAAGATTCGATTTGACTTGAATGGTCATCGGACCAGGCATCTTTGGGGCGTAAGCGACAAGATCAACGCCGGAATCGGTGCTCATGGGTGCGGACTCGATACCCTGCCGGAGCAGCAAGTACTGTACGAGCAGTTCACCACAACGTCCAATTTGCGTGGTCCCAATTTGCGGGGTCTTGAGTGGCACGGTGATTCCTCCCGGCATTTGACGAATAGCGTTCGAGCGGTCCCTGAGGAATTTGGCGATGGAAGCAAGGCCGGCAATGAATTTGCTTACTTAATTTCTAATATAACAATATTTTCGCGATCCCTGTGTCTTCTCTTTATGGCATCTGCAACAGCGCTTTCCGTCTTCGCCTCCACCTGGAAGCTTTCTTGAATAGTTGCAGTCGTGCGTAGACCCTTCTCATTATATTTGTACTTCACCCTTACATTCATCATGGCAAAAGCTCCTTGTAGTGTTGTGAGTTTGCCCCGTTTGACTAACACGGACGCGGGCCTACGGATACATTGGACAACCCACCCTGATAATCCTACTCGCTTCGGAAGCGGCTTGCGAGGATCGTCCAGATTGGCCTGATGCCGTCTGTGTGCGTCCCAGGGGTGGTCGTTACCGTTGTCCATTTTGCCACTGCGCTCTAAAACCCTGTCGCAATGTGATTGATGTAACTTGGGCTAGCTCTTCTTTTTCTCCTTCTTTTTCGCCAATAGCAGAGACAAGAGTACGATTAGCACCACCAAGCCAGCACCAGCAATTACGAGCAGCAAGCCCGAACCAATGGCGATGGAAAATGAGGTCTTGGAAGCAATCCAGATCGCCAGACCAAGAAATAAGACGGCGGCTGCACCGAAACCGAGAACGGTGTTATCACCACCCATGTAAATGCCAAGCAGGATTATTATCCATGGGATCATCGAAAACAGCCCCTTACCCATAGTAAGTGGCGTGAAGCTGTATTTGGCTTCTGCACGTTGATTGATGCCCTGCCAACTTGCGTGATACAGGTACAAGATGAAGAGGACAGCAGCAATGCCACCGAGGATGTGGGCCAGTTCCATTAGAGCGATATTCTCTGATCTCGACCCTCTTGTTTATTGAGTGCCAGCAGGGCTAAGTGCCGTGTGTTAGCCGTTGCTATCGTGTTGCATGTTGCGCCGAAAGCACGGCTGAAGCCTCGATGACGACGATACGACATGCTGTTCGGGCCTCTCATGGTTCTCGGGTCACGCAGAAGCCAACCGCGGCGGTTGCGGCTTGAGCACTGCAGGCGATTGATGACTACCCTGCAGAAGATATTACGTTATCCAATAGTCCAGAACAAACGTCCGCTGAATGAGCCATCGTGGTTGGGTCTACTGCTGTCGATCACTCGCAAAAGCTGGGAGTCGGCTATCAGTCTGAAGCTGCCACCTAACGGTCAATGACTGAGCGACAGGTGTTCGGCCGACCGGAGACCGTCACCGCGCCCGCGCTGGCAAGATAGCGTTCGTCACTGCTCCGCATAACGGGCAATCAATCACGGGCACACAAAATTTTGCGGCTTACGCGCGGAGACGATCGTGCCAGGGGCGACGACGGTAACGACACACTGGGTTGGCATGAAGCTCTCCGGCGAGCACGCGGACAAAATCGTGCCCGGTTCTACGCAGCACAAGTGGCATGGTTCTCTCCGGCGGCAGCCTCAAAAACGCGCTTCTATGCTTTTGAATGTTATAGGGTATTTTTGCGCACTTGGGCGGTAGGTATGTATAGGAAATCGCAAAAAGCGCGTACACGTCGATTACGCCATGAATACGCGCATCGGGCTTTTCGGCATCAAAAAACAACCTATTTTCAACTATTTTTAGGCATCCATGAGTGCAGGTCGAAAACCGAAACCGACGCACCTCAAATTGCTCGCCGGGAACCCTGGTAAACGGCCGCTTAACGAGTCGGAGCCGCAGCCGGAGATGGTTGACGAAACGACGCGCCCGCCGGAATGGCTGAGCGGCGAGGGTCGCGCGGTGTGGGATGCGGAATTTCCGAAGCTCGTGCGCAACGGCGTCATCACCGAAATAGACATCGGAGCCTTCGCTAAGTACTGCCAGGCCTTTGGGCGCTATCTCAGCGCGGAGAGCATGGTCGCGAAGCAGGGCGAGGTGATGATCGCGCCGTCCGGTTTTCCGATTCAAAACCCGTACCTGGCCATATCGAACAAGGCGGCCGAGCAGATGCATAAAGCGGAAATCGAATTCGGCATGACGCCTTCTTCGCGCTCGCGCGTGTCGACCGGCAAGGTTGGCAAGAAAACGAATCGCTTCCTGGATCTCGTCGGTGGCAGCAAAGCGAAACGCCGAGCGTGACTTCGTAGCTGTTGCGGATACTTTCGCGCGCGAGGCGATCGCCGATGTTGATGGTGGCACGCACTGCAAATGGATCCGGCTGGCGGCTTCGCGCTATCTGAAGGATCGCAAGCGCGCGGCGGAAAAGGGCGGGCTGTTCAAGTTTTCCATCCTGAAGGCGCTTGAGGTGTGCAAGTTCATCGAGCAGCTCCCCCACGTGGAAGGCAGATGGTCGACGCCGACGATCGTGATGCATCCGTCGCACGTCTTTTTTGTGGTCAACGTATTCGGGTTTAGGAATCACGATGGCACGCGGCGCTTCACCAGCGCGCTGTTCGCGGTAGCGCGCAAGAACGCGAAGAGCACGCTGGCCGCAGCGATCCTGCTCTATTGCCTTTGCTATGAGGACGAGCCCGGGCCGCAGCTGATCAGCGCGGCGACCACCGGGGACCAGGCGCGGATTATTTTCAATATCGCGAAACGCATGGTGGAGCAAACGCCTGACCTGCGGGACGCGTTCGACCTTGAGGTTTTCGCCAACGCGATCACGAACTGGCAGGTGGGCGGAAATCTGAAGCCGATCAATGCCCACGCTTCTACGCAGGACGGGCTGAATCCGTCGCACACGGCGCTCGACGAGATCCACGCGCACAAGACGCACGACCTGCTGAATGTGCTCAAGTCGGCGGCCGGCGCGAGGCTCAATGCGCTCTGGCTCTACACCACGACGGAGGGCTACGAGACGCCAGGGCCGTGGCCGGAAATGCGCCTATTCGCGCACCAGGTGCTGAGCGGCCTCATCGAAGCGGACCACTTTTTCATGCTGATCTTCGCTCTGGACGAGCAGGTCGGGCAGCCGGGCGAGGCGGATTACAAGCCAGCCGATGACGATTTCGACGAATCGAAGTGGCAGAAGGCCAATCCGCTGATGGAGGTCAACCCGATCCTCGAGCGCGAGATCCGTAAGGCCGCGATCGAGGCGAAGCAGATGCCGGGCACGCACGCCGAGTTCAAGATCAAGCGGCTGAACCGGCAGGCGGCTGCGGCCAATACCTGGCTCAACATCGATCGGTGGAAGCGCTGTAGCGGGCCGGTCGACCTGGATTTCCTGCAGGGCAAGGAGTGCTGGGCGGGAATCGACGGCGCTGCCACGACCGACATCATGGCTTTCCGCCTCGTGTGGCGCGTAGAAGGCGTGGTCTACACCTGGGGCCGGCGCTGGGTTCCAGAGGGCGCCATCGCGCAGCGCACCGAGCGTGGCACGGTGCCGTATGCAGGGTGGGTCGCGGCGGGGCTCATCCGCCAGCTCCCCGGAACCGTCCTCGACTACGCCCGGATCGAGCAGGACATCGTGGACATTGCGCACCGGTTCGCGCCGAAGGTCATTGCTTATGACCCCTGGAACATTCGCGACCTGGTGAACAGGTTGAAGGCGGCCGAACTCCCGCTGCAGGAATTCAGGCAGGGGCCGAAGTCCTACCACCCGGCGATGCAGGAAACCGAACGCCTGTACCTGCGCGGCGACCTGCGCCACGGCGGCGATGCAGTCTTGAACTGGTGCGCGTCGAACGTCGTCCCGCGGCGCGACGAGAACATGAACATGGCGCCCGACAAAAAGCGCAGCGCCGACAAGATCGACGATGCGTGCGCGCTCTTCATGGCGGTCGGCGTGATGGGCGTCGCGGCCGAGCCCGAGAAAAAGTTTCAACTGTTCTTCGTCTAGCAGTCTGCCCGACCCGCCGACCGAGCCG